TGGAGTAATTTCCGCCAGCCGATTTTTTTTGACCTCTATATTTCTTTTTAACTCGCCCATTCTTCTTCTGTCGCCGCGGTTTTGTCTGCTTTTGTTGGATAATGTTTCCAGTTCACTTTCCATATCTGTGATTTCTGAACTTATATTACTTCTTTCTACTTCTGAAGCGTTTTTGTTATGTTTCTCAATATTATCATCTGTGCCAGTTATCATTTCTTTTGCCATTTTTCCCAAAGCGGCAGTTCTTTCTTTAAATATTTCTGGTTTAGTGATTCCATCACTTTCAAATGGAAATCTATTATCGTCTGTTCCATACATATCATTGTAAGTATCTCTGACCATGATCGGAATGTCTACTGCAGCTGAAATTGGGCCCGGCACTAATATACCACCTGCTTCGGCTGCAGCACCTACAAAATCACCACGAAATAATCTTCCCAATGCAAATCCTGCTCCTGCAATCGCTCCGATAGCAGGGATCGCCTTCGCGGCCATCATTGCTCCCCTTTTTGCTAAAATAGTTTTTGCAAGTTTTTTATTAATTGTACTAGCAGCAGACTTGACAGGAGTTGCTGCCTTTGATGCAACAGCACTGGTAGCCGCAACAGCAGTTTTAGTTTTTTTAGATATCAGTTCTTTTGCCTTATCCAATCCACCAGACCCAGATCTTGGTTTTGCAGATTTGGGTGTTTCTATATCGTTACTTGGTGTGAGTGCTGTAGTCGCTCCCACTGCTGTTGCTGCAGCGGCTCCGCCAAGTAATAATTTTGGATTTACTTTTTTTAAATTTCTTTTTGCGAAATCGAATATTCGTCCAAATCTTCCTCTGGGTTTTGCTTTTCTTGTTTTTGCTGCATCGCGGCCATCTGGCCCATCTATTGATGGAGCGCGATCTGGTGTAATAGCATCCATTGCAGTAGATAAACCCATAAGTGCTGGAATTGCTGTGATTAAGCCTTTAAACCCACCCTTTTTAAATACTTTAAATGCTGCAGCAAGACCACCCAACGCGGCAACTCCCCCGCCAATATCACCAACCGTATCTAATAAACTTCCTTCATTACCACCGGCCTTACCAGATGATATACCCAAACCGGCGGCACCCATTCCCTGCATTGCTTTGAGTTGTGCCTTTTCAATCTCAAGTGTCTTTTTTCTTTCTCTTCTCAATTCTCTTGCTTCTTCTATTTCTAGAGAAGTAGGATTTCCATCATTATCTTTCATCCATTGCAAAAGGTCTCTAATTTCTTCTAAGTATGCTTGATTGGGGCCCAACTTTTCATCAATATCTAATAGTGCATTTGTATCCGTTTCAGTTGTTTCTGGTGTACTTATATTATCATTAAAGTTTTCTGTAGGACTTTCTGGTTTAGATACTTCAGTTTCAATTTCATATTTCTTTTTGAGATCTTCTATTGTATCTAATTCTGCCTTTTTCGCATCATTTGAAAGTTTTTCATTTTTAGCTGTCCTGATAATATTATCTTTTACTTCATCTATTACAGTTTGTTCAGATACACCTCTGGATCTTGCTTCTTCTTGAATCTTTTGCTGATCTATATTAGAACGAGAAATAGCATCTTCATTAGATATTTGGGTTCTTAAAATCTCAAATTCTTTTTTCTCGATTTCGGTTTCTTGTTTTATTCTCTCTATTCTCTGATTTTCTTCTTCTTTGGCGGCTGCGCGTCTTTCTCTAAATTGTTTTACACGATCTCCAAGAAAACTTGCACCAAGAGCCAGAATAGGACTTTGAGCAAGTGCGCCAGTTAACATTCCGCCCACACCATCTAGTCCAGACTTAACTGCATTGGATGTTAATTCCCCAATGCTTTTTTTGAAGTTTGCGTTTTCTTTTATACTTGTCTGGGAATTTTTAAGAATATCTTCAAGTATTTTTCTTTCAGTATTTGATACAGTATCCATTTCATCCAAAGATGATGACAGTGCAGTGATTTTATCTCTGCTCTGTTTAAATTCTTTTACTGACACTCCAGATTGTTCTTCAAAAATAGATGCAATTTCTGTAAGAGCTTGTCTTGCACCAGCAGACTGTAAGGACGTACTTGCATCCTTTACAGACTTTGCTAGTTCTTCTTGATTTTGTTTTATCAGTTTTTCTGTTACTGGTGCAAGATCTGCCATTTATTTGCCTTTAGTATATGCTTGTGCGCCGAAGAATGCTGCAACTAATGCTGCGACTGATACAAAATATGTTGGTGCCATGTCACCTAATATTTTTGCTGCATTATCTAATTCAACTAAATCTGCAATCACCACCGCAAACGGATATAACAACATGCCTGCCAATGCAAACCATGCCATGGATCTGATTTGATCTTCTTTTTTATCTTCATTTTCAATTTTCAACATTCTTTCGTGTCTCGCCAATTCATCATTGCTTATAACATTATCTCCATTCGCGTCTGCATTATTTAATACGCTGTCGGTTTCGAGTGTTTTGGTCATGTTATAGTTCCTTATTGATTTTTAAGTTGTTCTTTTCTTCTTTTTTCTTCTTCTAAATAACCAATCAATAAATTAAGATATACTTCCCTTTCCCAAGGGATCATATCATTCAACTCAGTTAAACTATATTTATGGTGGTGCATTAACGCAAAATTATTCCTATACAAAGACGCCAGGGATTCATGATTTAAGCTTAGGAAAAAAAATCGGAAATACCCCTCACTTTCATTTCTTTTTTAAAGCCACATTTTGAACAGGTGATATTTACATCACAAGTTGTTTCTGGCATATTTTCAAAAAATTCATTAATTTTCTCAAATTGATTCTGTGTCAAGTTCTCAATAAAATCTTTCACATCTTGACTAGTGTAGTCAGATACATTATGCATTTCGTCAGAGTCTTTTATAAACTCTATACAATTAGCAATCAATTCAACCAAATCATCGTATGATTCTGCATCTACCAACTGATTCATCAAAGAAAAATCTGGATATTTCATTAAAATTGAAATATCATCTGTTAAAACTATTTCATTTGAGTGATCTTGTGTCATATTTTCAATCTTAGTATCGTCTAAGTTTAAAAGAAAAGGTATTTGACAATCCCCTGCCCCATCTTCCTTATCTGCACAATTTTCTCTTTTATAGTTTAGCTGTATAATATTTCCAACAGATTTTGATCTTAATTGGATGAAAATATATTCGATATCAAATGTTGATAATTTATCTACATCGATATCTTGTAAAATACAATTTCTTATAATCTGTTTAACAGCATCAATTTTTTCTTCTGATGTATCTCCTTCTTGTGCCATCAGAAGAATTTTTTCTTCTTTTACTAAGAATGGCCTAAATTTTAGTTTCTTCTTAGTTGATGGTAATGTCAATTCATACGTGGGTGTATCAATTCTTGGTAACATAATTATTCCTCATAAATTAATATTATAATACTTCTGTTTATTTATCTCTTAATAATAACTTCCATTAGCAGCCTGCCACTGTTTCGAGTCGGTTTCTATATATTTTCTATATGACATTGTTATCTGACATTGCGCCACATCTTCATTTGCATATGCTAACGCAACTTCTCCAATTGATAGTGGAAATGCCTCCATGAAATGATAGGATGCTGTTTGATTTTCCTGTTCGTCAAAAATTGCCAAATATATCGATCCCTTATATTCATTCAAATATCTTATTTTATGATTGTCATAATCTACAATATAATGCATCCAGTTTTCCATAGATTTTCGCTCGCGTAAATCTTTACTGAGATACATACTAAAAGTTAATTGGTCATATGTCGTAGAATATGGTGCCTGTCTTACTGGGCCATACACTTTGGTTTCTGTGGTTGCAATTGATTTACTTGGTAGGTTGACAGATGCTATTCTATATGTTAGAGATCTGCTTAGGCCCGGCGATAATCCGTTTACTGCGGTTGGCACTACAAACATCATCTCATAACGATTTGCTCTGGAAAACCCAGTTTTATTAATTTCGGAAACAAAGTCAGTTATACTTCCCATTTTAATCCTATCTTCTTGCAGAATCTGACCAAACTTTGGATGCAGCTGCTTTTCTAAATTTTTGTACTGGTAAAAATAATGCAATATCCCATTCGTTTGCATCTATCTTAACAAAATTACCTTTAACATGTCCATATAGATATTTTTTTACACAGGGTTTTATCATGTTATATTTAGACAAACCTTTTAGGATATTATAAGAAATTGCTAATTTTGTTTTCTCATCATAGTTTCTGCCTCGGACTGTCTTATCTAATGCGTTCATAATTGCAACTCTGTTTCTTGGAGACACATAATGCAAATTAATTCCTACAAATCCTTTAGAAGTTCTTTCTATCACAAATATGAGAGGGAACTCATCATAGTATGGTAGTTTTTTCGCAAATTTTGGATCGTAGTTGTAACAATACATATGTCCAACTTGTAGTCCTCCAGCCTTTCTATCGGAATCAGATAAAAGTGCATTTCTACTAATTCTAGTTTCTCTTACCTTTTTTCTGAACCATTCTCTGGCTGCATTGGTATTTGGTTGTATTCCTCTTTGTGCAAGTCTTGCTAAGAGTGGTGCGAAGTTTGCCATATTATCTTCCTAACTGATCTTCTGTCATAATTTTAAATTCCCATCTTCTGTCTTTGCAAAATTCATTTGCAGCTTTCCATTTTGCTTCATTTACTGACCATGTTTTCATTTCACTTAAATATCTAGGTGTAATTTTTTGTTTCTTTTTTGGTGGTTTGGTTTCTCTTTTTGGTTTCACTTCTACTATAACTGTCTGTGTCGAATCGTTTCTTTTTACCTTTATTAAGAAATCTGGATAATATCTGTGCATCTTTCTATCAATTGGAGATAAATAGGGTATTACGAGCTCTTCACTTGACCAAACAAGGACTTCTGGATTATCGTCACAATATTTCATAAACCTTCTTTCCCACATGGATCGATAAACAATATTTTTAACATTGCCTACATATTTTTGTGGGTGTTTTGGGTTGTATTTTCCTTTATATGTAAATCTTCTCATTTCAATCAATAAAACCTTTATAAATATATTTAACTATTTAGGAGAATTTTTAATATGGCAGGTTACACCTATCCAATTGAATCTGGCCCAAATGCCGGAGATCATTTATTGTTTACTGCATATTCGGGGCGAGTTGCTGGATATACAAAAGTTAAATCCAGAGATGACCAACCTTCACAGGAAGTGGTCGGTACTGTTCAGTTGTTCCTTCCAGAAAATATTAAAAATACAACAAAACAAAATTTTCAAAATACTAACGATGGTACTGCATTATCAGGGATCGCAAATATTTTTGAACAGGGAAATGCCGATAATCCACCAGAAATGTCTGGTGTATTAAAAACAATAAAAGGAATTATTGGTGGTGGCGGTGATGCACTAACTGCCAGTCTTGGCGCTGGCGGAGAATCTGCAACACTTGCTGCGCAGGCATTAGGTAGATCGACAGCAGCTGCAAATAGACATACTTTGTATCAGGGCCCAGAATATAGAAGTTTTTCTTATGCATATAATTTAATGCCCAAGTCAGAAAAAGAATCGGATGTACTTACCGACATAATAGAATTTTTTAGAATGAATATGTCTCCAGAATTATCTGGAAACGCTGGTAACTTTTTTACTCCTCCAAATTACTTTGAACTAAAATATATGATAGATGGTATAGAATCAAAACATTTAAATAAAATAAAACCATGTGTATTAACTGACTTTGATGTTGAATTTGGCGGAAATGGTTCGTTTGGAATGTTTGCATCTAGTGGAGCTCCATCAGTTGTAAATCTTAGTATGACTTTCCAAGAAGTACAATTGATAACCAGAAGTGATGTAAAGGCAGGATATTAATATGTTCGATAGATTAAACAATATAAAATATGACATAAACCTTAATGGACAATCTAGAGAGGTAAAGAATATTTTTAAATATTCTTATGTAATGCAAGAATATAGAAACAATCCTCTTTCTACTTTCGATCATACAGTTCACGACTCCGAAACTCCAGAAAAAATTGCATATAATTACTACAAAGATTCTAAATTGTCTTGGATTATTTTGTTGGTAAATGATATAAAGGATAGGTATTTGGAATGGCCAAGAACAGAAACAGAGCTTATCAATTCAATAAAGAAAACTTATAATCCAGAAATTCTTCCATATTTTGATTTAAAAAGAAAAAATGCAATTCCTCAAAAAGAAAATAATGAATTGGATAAGGATTCTCTGCAACAAAGAAGTGCAAGAACTGTTGGCCAACTTGCTAGAGTTGATGGAGATTTTTATATTTGGAATGGTAGGGAAATACAAGAGAACCAGAATAATTTTTTAACTTCTTGGGATAAACTTACATCAGACGATAAGATAATAGCATTGGATATTTCAAAAAAACTTCCAATATGGTATATGTCTGTTGACGATACTCATAAGATTTCAAATAGTTCTTATGCAAATCTAGATATACAAAAAAAGAAACAGTATAAATTATATTCGGTTTGGGATAATGCTTTTGATAATAATGAGAAGAATAGAAGAATAAAACTATTACGGACAGATTTGATTAATGATTTTTTGAAAGATTGGGAAGAGGCTTCTAAATAATGTCTGATTTTACTAAACTAGGAGATTATGAGTTATCTAAATTAGAAATAACTTCTCATAATGGATTTAAACAAAGTGTAGTTACGCTTGCTTCTTCTATTCAAATATATGAAGATTTATTTTCCTCTAGTATTACAGCAAGAATTACTATATTAGATGATGTTGGTTTGATGAACTACCTGCCAGTTATAGGACAGGAAAAGGTTGAGATCCAATTTAAAACACGCGGCGGTGATACTCAAATTTCTCTTAATATGGTAATACATAAAATATCATCGGTATCTAATGAAAATTTAGCACAAAGTTATAATTTGGAATTGGTTACTGAAGACATGATCTCTAATTTTGAAACTAGAATATCTGAACACTTTGAAGGAAGTGCTACTGAAATAGCCCAAAAATGTTTTGAAAGAATTAATTCATCTAAGACATT